CCACTTCTTAGACAAAAAGTTACAAAATGACTTTTTACTAAATACCGTGCGGTCACAGAAACGACCGTTTGCGAAGTGGGTAAAGTCTGCGAAAAGTGAAGATTTAACATGTATAAAACAAGTCTTTGGCTTCTCTGACTCGAAAGCATCAGAAGCTGCACGCCTACTCACCAAAGAACAAATCCAACAACTAAAAGAACAAACCGATATCGGTGGATTGAAGAGGTAATAAAATGGTAGACTTGAATAAGTTTGTTGAGGTAACACTCAACGAACAGGATGACTTTTTAAAAGTTAGGGAGACACTCACCCGAATTGGTGTGTCTTCTCGAAAAGAAAAAGTTCTTTATCAATCATGTCACATTCTACACAAACAAGGACAATATTACATTGTCCATTTTAAAGAATTATTTGCGTTAGATGGAAAACCATCTAATATTTCAGAAAATGATATTCAACGAAGAAATGCAATTGCAAACTTGTTAGAAGAATGGGGATTAGTAAAGATTATTAACCGCAAATTGTTAGAAGACAATATTGCACCACTACATCAGATTAAGATAATCTCTTTTAAAGAGAAAGATGATTGGGAATTAATTGCTAAATATAACATTGGCAAAAAACTACACGAACATTAAAATGAGATTAAATTATGAAACTTGTGAAATTAAAGAACCGTTACAATGGAGAGATTGTCTATTGTAAAGATATTAATGATGTGACTGCCGAAGGCAATTACACTTTCATTAAAGTATTTAAAGAAGAATTACCTGATAGAATTTATTTGGTCAACAAGGACGCTTATGTCTTGGTGACTAAATAATATTGTGATGCCTTAGGGGTCACATTTTTTATAACTCGCTTAATAGGAGAAAACTATGACATTAGGACATATTTCATTTGGTCCGTTGCACCACTCTACACTCGGCTTTGACCGATTCTTTGATGATGTTGAAAAACTTATGAATGTAGATGTGCAGAAAACTGTATCAAACTTTCCACCACACAACATCGTAAAACTGGACGATACTCATTACATCGTAGAACTTGCCATTGCAGGATTTTCTAAAGATGAAATTGAAATTTCAGTTGAAGATGGTAAACTAACTGTCAAGGGTGAAAAGGAAGATAAAGAAAGCAAAGTGCAATATCTACACAAAGGTATTGGCACAAGGTCTTTCACAAAGACACTCACCATTGCAGATACAATCGAAGTAAAGGGTGCTGAGTTCAAGGATGGTATTCTAAGTATTGGCTTAGAGAATATTATTCCTGAACATAAGAAACCTCGCAAGATTGAAATTGGTGAAGGTTTGAAGTCATTCAAACCACAACTGCTTCAAGAAGCAGTCTAAACGGTAGGGGTCGCAATGACCCCTATTATTGCCACACCTCTATAGAATTATTTGATATAATATGATTATGAAACCTGATAAAAACTTTAAACTCCCCAAGCAAGTAAAACGAACAATGGCGACTATGGTCAATGCCGTTGAACGAAACGCATACAAGAATCTTATGATTCAAGCTGAACTTCATTCTAAAAAATTAGAAAGACAGTCTAGTAAAAAGGACAAGTCTAAATCAAATGTTGCCGAGTAAATTCGCTAATGCTCATATGAAGGCCGCTGAGGTATATTCTCAGTTGTCTTCTGCAAAGCGGTTACAAGTTGGATGTGTTGTCGTAAAAGACAACACAATCATTGGCATTGGTTACAATGGAATGCCTAGTGGTTGGGACAACAACTGCGAAGACAAAGTTTATGCTAATGAATGGTCTGTTGATAATGTTGAATGGGAATACCAAGAAGATAGTGAACATCCATACAATCTAAAAACTAAACCAGAAGTTCTTCACGCTGAAACTAATGCACTCGCCAAGATTGCAAGGTCAACCAATTCAAGTGATGGTGCAAGTATGTTTATCACACATGCACCTTGTTTAGATTGTGCTAAGTTGGTTTATCAATCTGGTATCAAGTCTGTATATTATCGCAACAGCTATAAGAATACAGATGGTTTAGATTTCTTAAATAAATGTAATGTTGAAGTGACAATGATATGATATACACAACTAAAGTGACAGAAATTTGTGAGAATGGTGATGCGATTGTTGAATTGCCTGATGAGTTGGTTAAAGAACTTAATTGGCAAATCGGTGACACGCTTGACTATCAGATGAAAGATGGAGCTGTTTTTATAAAGAACCTTAGTAAGGAAAAAAGAGATGCTAGTGCTACCTGATAATATGATAGGTAAACCAGTTGGTTTTACCTGTTCAACTTTTGATTTACTTCATGCTGGGCATATTCTAATGCTTGCTGAGTGTAAAAATATCTGTGACTATTTGATTGTTGGTGTTCAAAGTGACCCAACAATTGATAGGCCTGATACAAAAAACAAACCTGTTCAATCTGTTGTTGAAAGGTATGTTCAATTGTCTGCTGTTAAGTTTATTGACCAGATTATTGTTTATGATACAGAGAAAGACCTTGAAGACTTGTTGATGTTTCTGCCAATTGGTGTTCGCATCATTGGTGAAGAATACAAAGATAAAGAATTTACAGGTAAACAAATCTGTGAAGACCGTGGTATCAAAATTTGGTTTAACTCTCGCACTCACCGGTTCAGTTCTTCTGAATTGAGAACTAGAACCTATCAGTCTGAAATGAGAAAAAATAATCTTAAACCTGGTCCTGAACAAATGGGGAGATAATTATGTCGAACATGGCACTTGATGTGAAAGTTTTTATTGATGCTTGTGACCAACAACCATCACAAGAAAATGCTCATTTGTATAGAGGTCTAATTGCTGAAGAGTATGAAGAGTTTTGCCAAGCATTAATTATGCGAGATGATGTTGAGCAACTTGATGCTTGTATGGATATGATTTGGGTTATTCTCGGTTACTGTTACATGAAAAACTTTCAAGTATATGGTGCATGGGATGAAGTTGCCAGATCCAATCTAGCAAAGATTGATAGAAAAACTGGTAAAGTTATTAAGAGAGAAGACGGTAAGATAATGAAACCTGAGGGATGGAGACCACCCGACTTAGGCAGTTATGCTAACAAAAAGCTTGCACTCTAACATAATCTATGTTATAATGTATAAAGTAAGTTAATTTAAATAAAGAGGTATAGTAATGAACATTCGTGAATTGGCAAAAAAACTCGCAGTAGAATACAAGTTGCCTAGGGCAGATAGGTACGATTTGTATTTGCGGGACTTTGACAACATGGTTGAGGTTCTTGGATGGGTGCAAGATCCATCCGCAGACATGAACGACTATCGTGGAAGGGAAATGCTTTTCCCAAAACGATGGGTAACTATTGGTGTATTGCCTGCTAGGACACCTGTCAATGTATAGAGTGTGTTACTATATGAACGGCACATCAGCTGTATCATTCAAAGAGTTTGATACACTTGCTGATGCTGTAGATTTTTCAAATAAACAACCCATTAATTCAGTATTGGAAATTAAATTATATGACAACGAAGCTCGTAACCTTCAAAACGAATCATACGATTCTCGCAGGAGTGGACTGCACAAGTGATAATGAAGTTATCATTACCAAACCAGTTCAAGTAGTAGTACAACCAACTAAAGATGGTCCGATGATGGGCTTTGCCCCATTCTTAGATTTTGCAGAAGAGTTTACTACAGGCATTAAATTTTCGATGGACAATGTATTGTGTATTACTACACCAAGCAAAGACCTTGAAAATCAATACAGTAAAATGTTTGGTAGTGGCATCGAAATTGCCTCTTCTATTCCAAAAATCTGATATAATATATGAATGATTAAATACTACACAAATGTTGCCTGTATTGGCAACAACATATTATATCGTGGCGTTAAAAAAGGCAGGCGTGTAAAGTTAAAAGTAGCTTACACGCCTACTTTGTTTTTGCCAAGTAAAAAAGAAACCACCTTCAAAACACTTGATGGTGAATTTCTTGAGCCAATGAAATTTGAATCCGTCAGAGAAGCAAGAGACTTCATTAAAAGATATGATGAAGTAACCAACTTTAAAATCTTTGGCAATTCTTCTTATCAATATGCCTTCATTGCAGATGAACAGAAAGGCATGGTCGATTGGAAGATGGAAGACTTGTCTGTTGCGATACTTGATATCGAAGTTGGTTCAGAGAATGGATTTCCTGATCCATATCTTGCAAATGAACCAATCACAGCGATTGCAATTAAGTATATCAATGGTGCAATGACTGTATTTGCATGTGGTGATTACAAAGTACAAGGCGATGAAGTCTATATCAAGTGTGATGACGAATACAATCTTTGCAAGAAGTTCCTAAGATTTTGGGAAGAGAATTGTCCTGATGCAATATCAGGCTGGAATATTAAGTTCTTTGATATTCCGTATATCGTAAATCGATTCAACAAAATTCTTGGTGAAGACGAAACTAAGAAACTATCACCATGGGGTTACATTAACAGTCGCAAAACTGTAATGAACAACCGTGAGTTGGTTGCATATGATTTTGTTGGTGTATCTACACTAGATTACATTGAGTTATACAGATGGTATGCGCCAGGTGGTAAGTCACAAGAATCATATTCACTAAACAATATTTGTAATGTTGAACTCGGTGAGAGTAAAATCTCATATGAAGAGTTTGATAACTTACATCAATTGTACAAATTGAATCATCAAAAGTTTATTGAATA